GGCGCGGAACCAAATCAGGGGAGATTTTCAAGAACCGTACGGTTCTGGAAGGCCTGGATTCACAAGGATCCGGCCCGAGGATCCTTGTGTGCCCTCCGCATAGGAGCAATCGCGCCCTCCGCATAGGAGAACCCCGCGCCCTCCGCGCAGGAGAAAACTCGCGCCCTCCGCGCAGGAGAACTCGCGCCCTCCGCGCAGGAGCACCATCCGTCCGATGCCGGACACCACCCCGCCCTCCGCGCAGGAGAAAAAACTTCACCTCCCCGTCACACAAAAATCATGCAAAATCCGTAAATGTCAAGAGTAAATGCGAAAAAAGTTATAAATTTTATTTTTTACCCCCGAAAATGGCAGAAATGTACTCTGAAAACGCTCTTTCGGATGTGGAATAGCCGAAAATTTTCCGAGGATAGTTGTTTATCCATGATTCAATAGCAGAAACGTCCTGTTCTGATACGCCGTCAAATTCCTTGCCCTTTGGAATGTGGCGGCGTATCATTTTGTTTTGGTTTTCGTTTGAACCTCTCTCATACGAACTATATGGGTGACAATAATACAGCGTGGTTCTGTTCCGTTTTCCGTAAACCGAGCGTTCAATACCGATGCAGTCAGCGAATTCCGAACCATTGTCAACGGTGATGGTTTTGAATACTTCCTTGAACCGCCTTCCGTATTTCCTTTCAAGCAGATCAAGCGTTTTCACAACGCTTTCGGCGGTACCGTCTGCCATTTTGCGGATGATTTCTTCACGGGTAAGGCGTTCTGTCAGAACCAATAAACAACTGCGTTCACCGCCGCGCTTGCCTTTTACGGTATCCATTTCCCAATGTCCGAAAGTATTCCGTTCTTCGACCTCTTTCGGGCGGGTTTCTATGCTCTTTCCCTTTGGCGCGCGCTTCTGTTCCACTTTGTTGTATTCGCGTTTCTTGTCTCTCTTTACGGGAAGGTTTTTGTTTGTGAGATTCAGAAATACCCCTTTGTCAATGTAGCTGTATAGGGTTGTTGTGCAGATCGTAACTGAAAATTGCTTGCCTTCTAATTCGATTTGCGCAAGCGCAGCGGCAGGGGAATAATTATCATTGATAATTTTCTTTTCTATGAAGTCAGCAAGTTCATTATCGTTTCCGATTTTCAGCGGCGCACCTTTGGCGGTGAGGTTGAAACGGTACTTTTCTTCTGCTTTGTCGGGGCTGTAACGCATTTCCGTGGTATAATCCGTGTTCAGATGTTCATAGCATCCCCGTTTCATTTCTCTGTAAACGGTGCTGATATGTACGCCCAATTCGTCCGCTATCGCACCGGGTTTCATTCCGGCTTTCAGAAATGCTTCCATCTGAAGGCGGTTATTCCATGTTAAATGCGTGAAATGTCTCATATACCCTCCTAATGCAAAACGGCACCCGCGCTGAAACGGGTGCCTTTCTGATAATCGTTACTTGTCGAGGTCTGAATAAATCAAGCCGGTTATATACTCGCTTACACTCATTCCCTTTGAAGCTGCTTTCTGCTTAATAATATCTTTATCGCCTTTTTTAACCACAATTTCAATTCTGTCGTATGTTTTGCTGTTATAACGGTTTTTTACTGCCGCAGAAGTGCGCGTTTTTCGCTGTGTCACGGTGTCCATGATCGTGAACCTCCTGTTTTTTTCTTTGATTATATCATACTTCCGGAAGTATGTCAAGCGTATATACGAAAAAAGAGCCGCAAAATGCAGCTCTTACAATATTTCATTCACCCAATAACCAACCAATATCTACTTTTAAGGCTTTGGCGAATGCCGGAAGTTCATAGTCTGCAATGAAACGGGTGCCGATTTCCACCCTGCTTATACTGTCCCTCTCGATGATAATGCCTTGCACTTGCATTCGGGCGGCAAGGTCAGCTTGTGACAATCTCTGCTTAACTCGTGCCTCCCGAATTCGCTCACCACAGATGTTCTTTTTACCGTTATAGTCGTAAATTTTCATGTATATACCGCCCAAATATGTAAATGTTCAGCATCTTTCTTGACTTTAGCACACTTTTCGCATATAATTGTGTTAAAGATCAGAAATCCCGTTATTTGTGAAACTTATTGTGAATTGGGGTGGTATTATCAAAAACATTAAGAGCATTGTTTATAATGTAATACGAGAAGACGATGAAAATACTATTTATGGAAATATCTTTGACTGGACAATTATTTCTTTAATAAGCATAAACATTCTGCTTGTATTCATTGATACTTTTAACCCGCCGCAATGGTTTCAGAATGTTTCTTCCGGCATAGAAATTTTTTCCATTATCATTTTCACCATTGAATATATCGTGCGCCTTTGGACTGCTGATTTGAAATACACTGAATGCGGCGCAGTAAAAGCAAGAATCCGGCATATATTCAGCTTTATGGCAATCATTGATTTACTTGCAATTCTGCCGTTTTACCTCCCGTTCGTGTTCCCGATTGATTTAAGAATCCTTCGGGCATTGCGTATCTTGCGGCTGTTCAGGCTTTTCAAGGTTTCCCGTTACACAACAGCATTTCAAACCATAGGAATTGTTTTCAAGCGCAAAGCGCACCAGCTTATTTCTTCTGTTTTTGTCGTTGCATTACTTATGGTAATAGCTTCACTTCTCATGTACAATGTCGAGCATGACGCGCAACCGGAAGTATTCACAAACGCTTTTTCGGGTTTATGGTGGGCTGTCGCAACTCTCACAACAGTTGGATATGGGGACATTTACCCTATAACTGCACTGGGGAAATTATTAAGTGCTGTTATTGCTTTGTTGGGCATCGGGCTTGTCGCGGTTCCGTCTGGTATCATATCCGCCGGTTTCATAGAGATCGTCGAAAAGAATGACGAACCTGATGATAAAAAACAATATTGTCCGTATTGCGGTCACAAATTAGATTGAGTGGAGGTTAATATGTTTTTGAGTTTTTCCAAAACCCTAAAGAAAATGAGTGGCTTCCGCATCGGGGCGCACTTCCGCTTGAAGGGTTGGTCACTGCTTGTATTCGGTATTTTCATTCTCATGTTCTATATGGTGTATTGGTCTTTCCTTGCGGCTTTATGGATGATATACGGTGTGTGCTATCTGTATTACCTAATTTTCAAAGGTATTGCATCCCTGTTCAAGCACAAGAATAAAACTGCATCGAACAGCACTGATAAGCCCGAACCCATCAAGAACCCCGTATATTACGCAACCGGCGGAACTTCATACCACAAGAAACGCAGTTGCGTCGGCAGTGAAACGGTTCGTGTGGTTTCACTCAGTACGGCGGAAAATGTGCTGGGTCTGCATCCCTGCGGACGGTGCTGTAAAAAGTGACACGAAAACGGCGAATGTCATTGAAACACTCGCCGTTTTTCTTATTCCTGTATTATATCAAGTTCCCGCGCCGGGAGGTTCATCTTCTTCGGCTTCGTCTTCACCGGTAGTATCGCTGTGTGTTTCCGCTTCTTTCGGTGTAGCTTTTCCGGTGATGGTTGCATGAATAGGTTCGGGTTCGCCGGTGCCTGTTCCGGGGATGGTGGTGGGCGGCAGTTCAGCAGTTCCGGATGTGTTGCCGCCGGTTCCTGCGCCGCTGTCCTGCCAGATCATCCGCGCAATATCCACACCGGCTTCACCGAATATGTACACACAAAGGGCAATCACACCGTTCTTGATAAGGCTGACAGCATCGGGCGGAATATCCTCCTTGAAGATAGCTACAAGGACGGTTGCAACGAATGCCGCAATAGCAGCCCACAGTTTCCGGGAAGAAAGTTTCGTTTTCAGGTCTGTTTTCATGGTGTCCTCCTTAAAAATCTTTTTGAATTTGTTCGCCCGTCTGACAGTTTCCATACTGCGCCCGGGCAATTTTTTCTTTTTTGCTGTTATCAAAATAACAGGCAAGAACGATGGTGACGGACGCTTCCACGAATCCCACGATAGCGGTCACATAAGGAAGTGCGCCCGTGAATCCGCTTGTGATTGCCAGTTCCGCAAGGTACAGACAGCGGTACACAACATAAATAGCCAGCGGAAACATGAAAATTGAAAAGATGGTGGTCAGGATTTTGGAATACTGCGTGTGTCTGCGTTCCTTCAGCGTACAAACTTCACCGGCGCGGCATTCCTGCGGGTTCCGGTTCTTCTCCATGTTTACCTCCCCTGTGCGTTCATTGCACGATAGATGAATACAAGCATCTGTTCACGGGTGCAGGGTTCGCGCAGCATCAGATTCCCGTTTCCGTCACCGAAAATAATGCCATTCTGAACCGCCCATTCAACCGCGTCTTTTGCCCATTCCTGCGGTTCGCTGTCCTGCTGTTCGGCGCGTTCGGGTGTTTCGTTTTTCTGCATTTCGTTTTCCTCTCTTTCAATAGATTTATTCCCGAGAAGGTACGGCAAGCCGTCAACCGGTTCACCGTCCTTTTCAAGCTGAAAATGTAAGTGAACACCGGTGGAATTGCCGGTTGTTCCCATGCCGCCGATAATTTCACCGGCTTCGATAAAATCACCGGGAAATACCACAATACTTCCGTGGCGAAGGTGAAAATACTTCGTCACCCATCCGCCGCCGTGGTCGATGATAACATAATTTCCCGCGCTGTTGGCGGCGTTGCCGGTGTCGATACCCGGAACGGTGTCCTTGATCGCTGTAACCTTCCCGGCGGCAAAAGCGGTGATTGTGGAAATGTTGCTGTAGCCTGTCCACCGGGTGATGTCGGTACCTTTATGCCCTTCGCCTTTGCCGCTGATCGGATGAATACGCCAGCCAAAAGGGGAAGTCACATTGATACCGCCCGATTCCATGAATACCGGGCATTTTACGTTATAAATCATCCCTGCATTTCCTCCTTATGATAGATTTTCATGGCTTCTTCAAGTTTTGAAAGCCGCTTTTCCATTTCGATATACCGCTTGTCTGACTGTTCCATTTTCTTTTTCATATCATCCACCCCGGATTTGATATAACCGATTTCCGTCAGCATCACGCCATATTCTTGCCCGGATGTTTTTGCGGCTGTCATACGTCCCATAAAGAACGTACCCACGGATAACGCAAAACCAAGAATGGCAATCAGTATTGATACATCAACGTTCATTCCGCCACCTCCACAAGTTCCCAGCCGTCCGGATATTCTTCCGGCGTCCATGTGTTGGGGGTCGGCAGGATGGAACGATACAGAACACTGTACCACCACCCCTGTTCATCTTTGCTGAATGCAAGTCCGGCGGTTATAACATTGGGAATGATCCTGATACCGTCTTTATAGAGGATATCTTCCCACAAATCCCGTGCATTTGCCGGTGTATTCGCTTCTGTGTCCCATAAAGTCACCACAGCGCGTTTTACCGGTGCCGCTGTATCTTCGGGGAAATAATACCGTTTTCCTGCTTCGATAACAGAACCGTCCAGCTTCATGACCGGAAGCAGTTCGGCAATTTCGGAAACCGTTTTATCATCCACGGCAGAAACCGCTTTGTCAACAAGCGGTGCTTTGCGCTGTTCTTCCGCTTCCGCCTGCCGCAGTTCACCATGAATGCGGTTCCGTTCAGTTTCCAGCGCAGCATATTGTTCCGCGCGTTTGCGGATGTATTGGCTTAATTTCATGTACTTACCCCCTCACAAATAACCGCCGCAATCGGTTCGTACAGAATAATATTGCTTTCGCTTTCGGCTTCGATTTTTACACCGACCGCCCATGTATCAGCGGTTTTTGTTGCATTCAGGAATGTGTACGCGGCACCAAGGGCGGTTTCTTCCCATGTGGGTTCTGTATCCTTGTAATTGTTGCATACATATACCCGGAGGCTGCCGTCGCACACCGCTTCACATTCTACTTTGATTTGCTTCGGAATGGTTTCTGTCTCACCGAGAAGTGCAGTGAACCCGGCTTTCTGCGGCGGTACATTTTCATCCGGCACAAGATTATAGCTTCCGTCTTCATTGGCTTCGGAAGATATAAGAGAAGAAGAAAGAAGATTCAAAGCGGGGCGCGCCGAGATGTTGATGGCGGGGCCGCTCGTGTTCAGGTTGCCGTTGTTGTTCACGTAGCACACCGTAGACGCGGAAGCGGGGGAACGAGACCACACGTTCACTGCGGTGCCCGCTTTGGTATATGTGATTCTAAGTGCATTGGATGTGAAATAGCCCAGCGACACAGATTCATCACTTGTGTAGTTGCCGCCCAACTCTTTATTGGAGAGTGCGAAAAACTTCCTTGCAATGCTGTATGTAGCTGAATTGGTGAAGTGATAACAAACAACCGTGGAGGTGGCAATACAGGCAAGTGTAGCGGCATCAAAACGCCCTGCATATTCACCCGTCATGAACGCATCCAAATTGGAATCTTCATATTCCACATTTGAACTTGAAGTATTGAATTTGAATGTCGATTCATTTGCTCCGGTACCGGTTGCATATTCACGAACCACAAGATAGCGGTCATTTCCGTATGGATTATTTTCGGGGGTACAAATCACGCGAAACGGCACATTGCTTGTGGTGCCCCCGATTGTTTCTTTCATACAGACTTTATCACCCACCGCAAGTATGGTGATTGGTTGGCTCATGTCTTTTTCTCCTTAAAGATTGCTTTAATTTGTTGGTCGTATTTGATGATAAGCCCACGGCAGTTTCCATGGGAAGCGTGTGCCCTCCATGAATTATACCGGTGCTTTATTTCATCTTCCGTCAGAACTCCCGCGGCATACAGGCACCCATAATGTTTGATTTTTCGGGAGATATTCCGCCGGTTCTGCTTTCGTAACTGCCGAATCACTTTCCCGGATTCACTGACGTATGTACGGAATCCAAGAAAATCAATTCCGTGGGATATGGGATAGATTTGGGTTTTGTCGTTGAATTCCAAACCGATTGCGGCAAGTTCCGCTTCCATGTCCCGCCGCAGTCGTTTAAGGAATTCTTTGTCATGGTGAATGATATAGAAATCATCCATGTATCTGCCGTACCAGCGGCAGTGATACCGTTCTTTCACGGTATGGTCAAGCCAGCTTAATTCTAAATTTGCAAGCGGCTGTGAGGTTCTAAGCCCAAGAGGTAAGCCCTTCGGACAAAGGCGGATATATCGCCATAATAATTCAATCACTTCATCATCAGGCAAATACCGTGCAGCCCGTGTCATTACATCGTTCTGATTGATGGATTCAAAATAATGATGAATATCACATTTCAATACCCAGCAGTCAGAACCGAATTCATTCCACGATTCCCGCATAAACTGTTTCAGCCGGTCAAGTCCGTCATGGGTTCCGCTGCCGATCACGCCGGAATAGCAGTCACGGATAAACGGTTTTGTGAGGGTATCATACAAAATTTCATCAAGAAGGACGTTCTGCACGATTTTGTCAGCAACCGACGGGGCTTGTACAAGTCGTTTCTTCGGTTCGTAAACCTGAAATGTACGCAGCGGCTTCGGCGTATATGTACGGTTCCGCAGCTTCTTTTCGATGATTTCGAGGGATTCAATTTTATTGGCTTCATACCATGCGTGTTCCGGGTCATCCCGGTGCCCGCGCATTGCTCTTTGAAATGCCCGGTCTAAGGCTTCGGGCTGATATAATTTTTCATACATAGCACAATAGGGGAATACCGTCGGTTCCGTCCCTGCTTATGGAAGCAGAAATGGGCGGTATTGTGTATTTATCCTCTGCGGTTTCCGCTTTGGAAGGTGTGTGTTCTCCTTTGCGGAAGCTCTGCACAACCTTTTGTTGATAGGTTTCACTTATTTCCGCGAATCGGGGCGCGCCGAGTTGTTGTTGGTGGGGCTGTTCGTGTTCAGGTTGCCGTTGTTGTTCACGTAGCACACCGTAGACGCGGAAGCGGGGGAACGAGTCCACACGTTCACTGCGGTGCCATACAGAACACACGCCGCTATTTTATGAGCGTTCCTTCTTGTTCCAAGCCATTGTCATAAATTTAACGTCTTTCACTTTCTGACCCCAAAACTGTCTCTGCCGTGCGTTTACACGTCCATTCTTCCCGGATATATCAATAAGCGCAAGCAGATAGGTACACGCCCGGATAGCCTTTTCTTGTGCCAACCTTCTTTCGGAAACCGGCGTTTCTCCACCGGGCTGTATTGCGTTGGCTTCTACAATACATTGAAGTATTTCAGTTGCGGTATCGCGGATATATTTGACAAGGTTCCCGCGCATCCATTTCGGAAAATGATCGGTGTTTTCGGTTATGCGGAGGGTATAATCAAGCATATCCATTGCCTTTGTCTGAATGCGGAATTCAGTTTCCGGCTGTCTATCACCGCCTGAATTACGATACGATTGCCTGTTTTGTTCCATAATACGCGCCAGAAAGAACAGTCAGGCTTTCTGTTTCTGCAAAGTCCGAAACCAAAACAGAAACATTTTCGATAGTTACCCCGCCGGTACCACCGGAATCGCCGGAAGAACTTTCTTTCTCCCGGTTGGCAAAAAGTACGGTGAGAATTTCACTGATAATATCCATCATGTCACCTTATTTCTGCGCCACAAATACGCCGGATTCATTTGCGACATATACCTTCGTAGCCGCATCGTTTACCACATACAGCAGCGAGAACGGCGCAAATACTGTGTCGTCACTCAGTCCATCAACCTGACTTCCATTTGTGGGAAGCGGCAGGGGAACTGTATCGGAAACAATAATCACCCTGACTTCACGTCTGCCGTCGGGCATTGTCCGGGTGGGTTGTGCTGCAACTGCAATCATAAATTTACCTCCTCTGAATGCTTTGCGATATATCGCTGACACCGCTTTTTCACGGATTCCCATGTGTTTCCGCCGCCCAGCTTGCTTGCGATTTGTACCCAATTCAATCCCTGCGCGTACCGGTAAACGAAAATTTGCCGTGTCAACGAATCGTCAATATTGGATATATACCGTTCTAATTCCACTTGAAGCCTTTCGCAGTTCATCTTTCTTGCACGAATTATTGTAAGGCGTTCTTTGATGATATTACTATCTGTATCAGAACGCCCCTGCATTGCATCCAAACTGCGGATTTGGTCTTCACATTGCGAAATTTCCTTCGGCAGCCACAATAACTGCGTGAGTTTTTGCGCTACATCCGTTTTATGCTTCATAACCGTTCAGATAACCGGCATAGGTTTCGATATCTGCGAGAATCGCCGCCTTATCGGTTTCCAGCGCGGCGCGTTCGTTTTCGTCCGTGCAGTTGTCAAGCCGTCTGTAAATATCAGACAGTCGGAAATACAGGTTCCCAAGCTGTTCAGCATCATCGGCGCGGGTGACAACCCTCTCGACGGTTGAAATACGGGTACCGTTTTCGTATGTAACGGTTTTTACGGTTTCGGTGGTTTTCATGCTTCTTCCTCCTCAAATTTGATTTTAATGAATTCGCCCAGCAAACAAAGGTCAGCGTAGGAAATACGGATATCTTCGTCAGACGGAATTTCCACGGGCTTCATGCCGTTCATGTCGATTTCCATATCAAGCAGTTCCAGCATTTCCCGTTCAAAATCTGCGGTGCAGTCCGGCTTCGGGATAACTTTGCCGTCTTTTCTGTCGCAGTATTTTTCAATCAACTTTTCGCGGGTTTCGTCGTAGGCTTTCAGTTCGCCTTCGAAACGATCAAGCAGGAGAGAAACACGGTACAGTGTTTTTGCGCGTAAGTCCTGACCGGCGATTTTGCGGATGGACGGCAGAGCGTCCACAAGGGCTTTCATTTTCATGGTGTTTTGTCCTTTCTCTTAATAAATCAAGCCATAGGCTTTTAATGCTGTGATAAGTGTCGCAACAGTGGCGGTATTGGCAACTGTTTTTCGTGCTACAGGTGTTGTACCGAAAAAGCCCAGCTTCGATGAAGCGGAACTGCCAATGTAAGCGGCAACGGAACCGATATACGCATAGTGCCAGTAATACCCGGATGTTCCAAGGTAAAAGGGGTATGTTGTAGATGATGTATTAGGGCATAATTGCCGGGATGTGGTGGCTTGAATATAATAGGTCGTTGTCCCTCCCATATTCACAAGGGAACCGGCGAAATTGGAACCGCCGGAAAATTCCGTACCATTCAAATACAACTTTTTCGTATATACCGCATTCCACGGGTAGGTTGAAGTTCCGAGAGAATAGCTGCTGTATGTTGAAGACGCGCTGGGTCTTATCACAGTATCAGCAATAACAATGTGATAAGAACTTGATCCGCCGCCGTGTATCTCACCCCACGGATAGGAAGATGTGCCGCATAATGAAGCTACAAAGGTACTGTATATCGAATCATTTGCCACATCGACGCAAATTTCAAATACACCGGTACTGCCGAAATACACCTTTGTTTTTGCCGCAAGGTACACATTGGTATAGCTGGGAGTGAAAGAACCGCCACCAACATATAAATTTGTGCTGTCCGTTGTCATTGCGGTATAGGAACTATACGAACCTTTTCCGTAAATTGTATTGACTTTCAAACTGCTAACGTCAATACGGTCTGCGGAAATGGTGCCGGTTGTAATCCTGCCGCCGTCAATGGTTGTGGAACCGCTGGAACTCAGATCGGACGCACGAAGGAAGGTTGTGAACCCGGTAAAGTCAATTTTGTCCGCCTTGATTTTAATAGAACTGCTGTTTGCGTTTGAAACAAGCTGCAAGAGCGCATACACGTTCGTTCCAATGGTGTCTTTACTATAGCTGGAAGAAAGTGTGATTGACGCTTCTACATCCGAAACAGATTGTTCTATAGTTGTTAAAGCGGAGGTCTTTGCATAATCTGACATACCGGAAATTGTTTGATACGTTCCGGAAGCCGCCGAAACCACTTTCGCTTTACCGGTGGCGGAATCAATATATGTACCGATGGATGAATTCAAATTCGTGGTCTTTACATAACTTGATAACGCGCTGTTCATTTCGGTGGTGGTCGGGTAGCTGTTCAGCGTCGTGTTCAGGTTCGATTGTGTGACATAGGTGCCGGATACGGCGGAAACAATCTGCGCTTTGCCGGAAGCCGTTTCTATGTAGGTTTCAATACCGGCGTTCAGTTCAGATTCAAGCAGATAGCCGTCAAGTGCGGGGATATCGCTTTTTTGCGCATAGTTTCCAAGGGTGCTGTTCAGGTTCGTTTGGGTGACATAGGTACCGGACACAGCGGAAACCACTTTCGCCGTTCCTGCCGCCGTGTCGATATAGGATTCAATACCGGCGTTCAGGTCGGTTTTCTGCACGTAGTTCCCGAGGGAATCCTCCGTGATGAATGTGCCGGAAAGATTATTCACAATCTTTGCGGTACCGGCTTGTGTGTCGATGTACGCGCCGATTTCTGCGGAAAGTGTGGTTTTCTGTACATACCCGGTCAAGTCCGGAATATCACCCTTCTTTGCATAGTTTCCAAGGGTGCTGTTCAGGTTCGTTTGGGTGACATAGGTACCGGACACAGCAGAAACCACTTTCGCTGTTCCCGCAGCCGTGTCGATGTAGGATTCAATACCGGCGTTCAGGTCGGTTTTCTGCACGTAGTTCCCGAGGGAATCCTCCGTGATGAATGTGCCGGAAAGATTATTCACAATCTTTGCGGTACCGGCTTGTGTGTCGATGTACGCGCCGATTTCTGCGGAAAGTGTGGTTTTCTGTACATACCCGGTCAAGTCCGGAATATCACCCTTCTTTGCATAGTTTCCAAGGGTGCTGTTCAGGTTCGTTTGGGTGACATAGGTACCGGACACAGCAGAAACCACTTTCGCTGTTCCCGCAGCCGTGTCGATGTAGGATTCAATACCGGCGTTCAGGTCGGTTTTCTGCACGTAGTTCCCGAGGGAATCCTCCGTGATGAATGTGCCGGAAAGATTATTCACAATCTTTCCGGTACCGGCTTGTGTGTCGATGTACGCGCCGATTTCTGCGGAAAGTGTGGTCTTTTCCACATATCCGCTTAAATCGCTTTCGGTAATATATGTGCCGGACAGTGAAGCCACAATGGAAGCGCGCCCGGTTTCACTGTTGATATAGGTGTCAACCGTCGCAGAAACTTCACTTTTCTTTGCGTATCCAGAAAGAGAATTCGCGGTGTCCGTTGCCGTTTTCAGGGCGGTTTCCGCTTTGGTTTGGGTCTTTTGCAGATTATCCAGAATATCCGGAATATAGTCCCCCACTTCGATTTCAACTTCATGGGTGTTGTAAGGGTTATATTCAATGGCGGTGATACGGGTCTGCACGTCGATTTCAAGCGGCGTGAACTTGATATGCACATTATCCCCGCACGAAAGAATTGTTTTCCGTCCAAGCTGAATATTGTAGGTTGTCGTACCATTCAGCACATTCCGGCTGTATGATACATCGGTCACGTTATCGGTTCCCAGCAGTTCTATATATTCCGCGCTTCCACGGTGACGGCGAAGGTTCACAGTGTACCCGGAATATTCAATTTCGCCGCCGATTATCGCGGCAACAGAAATGAGAATCGCCTTCCGCGTCCCGCCGGTCAGACTGATATTCACCGTTCCGGTGGGTTCCACGGTTCCGGCGGTCAGCGGGGTACCGGCCAGCACCGCCGCCAGCGCACCCGCCGTGCTTCCGCTGTAAACGAATTTTTCAAGTTTATATTCATCATCATTCAGAGAATAAGAAACGTGTTCGCACTCCACGGCGCACGTCGGGCTTTGTCCCTCTCTGTCTTTCTGATAACTTATAACATTGAAATACTGTTCGCCGTACTGCACAAGGGTATTGTCGTGGATATACGGGGTATCAATTTCTGTCAGGGTAAAACTCAGCGTGAATTCGCTGTCAAGGCTGTCACGAATCCGGGAAGTTATGAGGGCATCCACAGGACGGCTTACACCGTCGTTTATGAGATTGATTTTCATTCAGCACTCACCCCCACAACCCTTGCGCGGTTCAATTTCGTGTTATACTGTACCCGCGAAACCACCTTCGTCAATTTCTGACCGCCGATGGAAATAGGGGTAACAAGCTCAAAATAGCGTTCACCATCATCACCGATACTGTATTCATACGCAGCATTGACGGCAGTATCAAAGTCTGTAGGAAGGGCATCCTGCATATCCTTTGATACATTTTCCATTTCATCAGAAAAACCGATTCCGATACCTTCAGCAAGATATTTACCGATTTCATCCCGGAACAGCGCAGACGGTGAATGAATCCCAAAGAAATCCTTGATATTATCAACCACACCATCAAAGAACCCGCCGATTTTATCAAACAGCCAGTCTTTGGCGTTTGAAATGCCCTCCCACAGTCCTTGAATAAGCTGTTTTCCGGCATCTGCAATTTTCCCCACACTTCCGGTGATTGCTTTCACAATGCCGGCAATAATATCCGGCACCGCCGCCACAAGTCCGGCAATGATGGAGGGAACGTCACTCACAAGGGCTACAAAGAGCGTGATTCCGGCTTCAATCAGCAGCGGGATGGAATTCAGAAGGGCTTCTATTATACCGTCAATGAGTTCCGGCAGGGCTTCCACCACCGCAAGAATAATTTCCGGCATAGCTTCCACCAGTGCGGTGAAAAGCGTGATTCCGGCTTCAATAATCTGCGGCAGGGCTTCCAGAATGGCGTTTACAACCCCGTCAATAATCTGCGGGATTGCTTCCACAATGGCAGTGATGATATCCGGCAGGGCATCCACAAGGGATGTTAAAAGCGTGATACCCGCTTCAACGATTTGAGGAACGGCATCAATGATGAAATCAACAATGCCGGTAATGATTTGCGGCAGGGCTTCAATGAGTTGCGGCAATGCTTCCAGCAGCCCTTCAGCAAGCGCAAGAACGATTTGCAGGGCGGCTTCAAGTATCTGCGGCAGTTGTTCTATAAGCCCCTGCACAATGGCTGTGATGGCTTCCACAGCGGCGGGAATGAGTTCCGGCAGGGCTTCTGCGATACCGGAAACCAGAGAAGCCACAATCTGAACGCCGCATTCCATGAGTGCGGGCAACGCTTCAATGAGTGTCGCCGTTATGGTTGTAAGTGTTCCTGTGATTGCACCCGCCATTTCCGGCATTGCAGAAGATATGCTTTCGATGATCGCGCCGAGAATGGAAGCGATTATTTCCAAGAATTCCGGAAGCATTCCGCTGACAGCAGACAGCAATTCCGGAAAATATGTAGAAATGGTTTCTACTATGGAGGGCATTGCATTCCCGGCGGCTTCAATAACGCTTCCGGAAATTTCGCTGACAACATCCAGAATATCCGGAATTTCAGCGGCAATGCCGTCCACCATGCCGGTTATGCTTTCGGTCAGTCCGGCGGTTAAATCATCACCGATATCCCCACCGTTTGCGGCAGTCTGCACGATTTTCGTGAAGTCCTGTATAACCGCCGCCGCGCCGTTGTAGTATTCGGTAAGCGCATCCGCCGACAGTGTTCCCATGTTGTTCTGCGCGGCTTGCGTACTGCTTTTCATACGCTCCATAGCGTCAGAAACTTCAAGCAGTGAATTCAGCGTATCTTCCGATAAAACGGCACCCGCATCCTCCGCCTCCTGCATGAGTTCTCCGAGAGCATCCGCACCGAGCGAAATCAGCGGGTTCAGGTCTTGCGCGCTTTTCCCGAGAAGGGTCATTGCAAGGCTGTCCCTCTCTGTTTCGTTCTCCATCTGACCGAGCGCGTCAATGATATCCCAATACACTTCTTCGCTGTCGCGCATATTGCCGTCGGCGTCCGTGATGGCAACCCCAAGCCGTTCATACGCGGCAACATAGTTTTTTGAACCCTGCGCCGCGCTTGTCATGCTCTTAATTTGTTTTGCCATAGAACCTGTGAGAGTTTCAAGAGAAACGTCAACGAGTTCGGCGGCGTACCCGTAGGCTTGCAGGGATTCCGTAGAAACACCGGTCTGCGTGGACAGGGTTGCAATATCATCCGCATACAACGCCGCTTCCAGAGCCATGTCAGCCATTGCAGAAACAGCAGCACCGGCGGCGGCACCGATGGCGGTCACGGTGGCGGCTATTGCAGTGCCTACAGAAGCAAGAATGGAACCAAGATTTTCAAACTTTCCGCCTGCATCGTCAGCAGCTTCGGCGGTTTCTTCGGTTTCGTTGGCTAAATCCTCAATGTTATCGGCAGTATCATCCGCCTGTTTCCCAAAATCATCAACCGCAGTTTCCGCTTTACGCAGTGCCGCTTCTGCTTTGGCAACTTCGCGCTGATAGTCCCGGTATGCCTCCCCGCTGATTTTTCCGGATTTGAACTGTTCTTCAACTTCCGCCTGAACGTCATGCAGCTTCTGAACCTTTTCGGCGGCAGTTTCAACCGCTTTCCCAAGAAGTTCCTGCTTCTGCGCGAGAATATCCACGTTTGTGGGGTCGAAATCAAGCAGCTTGTCAACTTCCCGCAGTTCTTTTGCGATACTGGCACTTTCTTTGTTTACACCCTGTAACGCTTTATCAAGCCCGGAGGTTTCGCCGCCGATTTCAACGGTTATCCCTTTGATTGCACCCGCCATATTCTCACTTCCTTTCTTTTCCGGTCAGCTTCCGCATGGACGCTCTATCTAAATCTGTTTGTTCAAGGATCCAGCATTCTTCTAAATATTCCCGTCCTTTTTTGCTTTGGGACAGCGTATAGATAACCGCGTCCCGCAGCAAAAGGAGATAGTCATAATAACAGAGTTCACCCACTTCAACAATGGACAGCCCTGTATATTCCATAACCCATTTTTCCGGACGGGTCTGAACGGAATAATGTACCCCATCACCATCCTCCGGCTGTGGGCAATAGGGTATTTTTAGTTTGGGTTTTTATGCAGCCCTCTCATGAACGCGGTATATTCCTTGATGATCGTCGCGGCTGTCATGGGGTCAACTTCTTCCAGTTCCTCCGCCGTGACCGTGATACCGGCAGTGTTGTTGTTCATAATCACCGCAAGCAGCTTGTACATTTCATTGATTTTTTCAATGCCGCTTCCGCCCTTCTGAAAGTTCGCGGCAGTTTCGGTGATTTCCGTGAATGTGTTTTTGGAAGCCGGAATCAGATTCAGGGGCGTTCCGTCCTTTTCGATACCGCTTTCATAGGTGGGCTTTTTTCTGGTAATGGTAATCATGGTATATCCCTTTCTTTTTTGTGTTGATTTAAGAAAAATGCGGCGTGAGAGTTCGAAGGAAATCCGAAAGTTCATTCGGTATTTTTCGGATTCTGCCGCCGCATTTTTATTTCATTTTCGTTTTGGGTTCAGGCATCCTGTTCGGGGTCGTAGGCGGGTTCACCGTCCGCCGGTTCGTCACTTGCCGCCGCAGCCGCATTTTCACCGATGATATCTTCTTCATAGATAATCAGGGTGCCTTCATCGTCGTGGGGTTCAGCGGCGAATTCCGCATTGATAACGGTTTCTTTGTCCTTGACGAAAGCAATAGACAAACCCGCCTGATTGGTGCCGACGATAGTCACGCGGCAGTCACCATCAACAGCGTCTTTGTGACGGAAACGAACGAGATACTTGTCATTCTTCTGATTGGCAATACCACCGATTTTTACAATACGTTTCTTGCCGTCCGTACTGGTGGAAACACGCGCCGTGGAAACCAGCTTTTCAAGCGTGTTTCCGTTCCATGTCATGACACCGCTTTTCAGAAGGGCTTTTTCGTCAGTGACGATGGTTTTGGAACGCTTGCCGCTGTCACTGATCGCGGTATATTTTTCAATGGTATATTCCAGTGTTGCGCCGCCGCTGATTTCACCGAGCTGGTTTTCATCCGTTTCGATGGTTGCATCTTCGGGAATAGTACCGCTGAAAAGCATACAGAACAGATCGCCGCTTCCGAGAACAATTCTATCCTTGTACATATTTACCTCCTGTTTTGATTTTGGAAGAAACAGAAAATTCATAGGTAATGCGGAATACTTCGTCCGCATCGTTAAAATCTTCTGATTTCTCTATTTCATGTTCGGAAAATTGGGTTTCGATGGCTTCTTCAAGATCGAATTCTTTTTCTGCTGTGTACAGTTCAATGACTACATCACTTCTGCATACACGGTTTCTTGTATCCGTACCGCTGAACCGCTCCCGTTCAAAGAAGTACAGAATGTATGGAATGGCGGGAATTTCTCCTCCTTTGAATTTCCGATATCCATACGGTATACCGACGGCATCCAATTTCCGTTTTACATAGTTGTTTACGCTTTCGGGGTTCATTCGATTTCCTCCCCCCTTACTGCTTTTTCACAGAGTTCCGGCAGACGTTTCCGCGCCAGTTCTTCCCCATACCGGATATGAGGAAAAGCCCGGGTGTGTGTCCCGTCCCGGTTCCGATGTCCGTTTTCAAGCAGATGGGTCTTTCGGAACTGCGGGGCTTTCACATACCATGTGTTCCGCTTGTTCAGCTTATCTTCGTACCGGGTCTTTGTGGCGAACGCCCGGACGTATTTCCGGGTACGCTGGGTAAACGGAATCCGCAGCTTGATTTCTTCCGCCGCTTCTTCCGTCACCTTGTCAACTGCCTTGTGCATCCGTTCCGCAACGCCGTCCGAATATTCTGTAAGGGCTTGCGCAATGGCATTTCCAAGTTTGTCCGGGGTCACACGTTCACTCATGTTACACCAGCCTTTTCCGATAAGTAAAGCTGTGTATAATCGTTCGCCATAGGGTACCGGCGGTAAATGGCATACACTTTTTCTTTGTATTTCACTTTCAGCGCGTCCCGGTCATCACTTTCCGTATCAATGACAAGACAAACCTCCGCGCGGATATCCAGCGCACCGGCATTGAAAAACTCTGTTCGTGTGATCGGAAGTTCTGCGCAGAAAACAAGCTGTTTTTCGGTGTACGGCGGGAAATACATGATATTGTCAAGGGAATAGAAATCGCCGCTTTTGCTGATATTTTCAAGTTCCACGGTTTGCACGTCCTTTCGCTTTCCGGTTTTTGATTCTGGTGTCAAGGTGTTGGGGCATCGCCTTCCCACCGTCACGGTTCCGGTAATTGAATTCAGCATAATCCGCAAGCAGCATATTATCTTCAACCTCCTCCAAGTTGAGATGAACGCCGCGCCCTTTCAACTCCGCAAAAGCCGCGTCAAGCATGGAAAGATAATATTCATCACGCTTGTTGTGAGTTACACCGAGCGCGGTTTTAAGCAGCATCAAGGCGGTTGCAACATTTCCTGCCATGCTTTACGCCTTCCTTTCGTGAAATTATTCGTCTTCTTCATCCACGGAAGCCGCAGCGGTGTCCGCGTTGGCTGTATCTTCCGCGAATTCCACAGAAGTTGCGCCGTCGGTGGTGTCGATGGTAAACATGGAGAAGCCCTCCCCGATGGCGGGACCACCGTCATAGCGTCCGGTTCCCTTGAATACGGTATTGTCCTGAATGAACATAGCGTGTTCAGACTTCGTTACGGTGCCGCCCTCGCGTTCCACAAGAAGGTAAAGGTTGCCGTAACCACCGGCAATGACGTTATCCGGCATGAAGCCGAGCTTTTCAATGGAACCGCCCACAACCGGCATCTTCCCGCTGATACCTGTGGTGATGGCACCGGCAGCATTGAAATTCACCAGCTTTGCCATGAGTTTGGAATAGGTTCTTGCGTTCATACACCAGAACTTTGTATCATCGTCACCGAATTCGGAATCAGCCGCACCCAGCCCGAGAACCACTTCACTGAAAAATGCTTCCGCGCTCAGAGTGGCGGAGGACAGCTTGCCGATGTGGGATTTGGAAATGTCGGTGAAGTCGGGCGCACCGTCACCGAAATCACGGGGGGCGGTAGTTGCCGCAAGGCGGGGAACGATACCAAGAAGGGTTTTCTTGCCGTTACCGTAGACGATAGCCTTATCAAGACCGCGCCCAAGGGATTTACCGATAATATCGGTGATTTCCACAAGAAGGTTGATATCGCTGTCGTTCAGGATGTAGTTGGGAACCGGAACGAAACCTGCAACTTTGTAGCCGTCCACTTCCATCACGTTGAAAACAAGTTCCAGTTCGTTCAGAACACCCTTCATTTCCGTCCAGATCGCTTCCGGAACGGTTGCAATGATGGGCTGACGCGCCTTTCCCTTGACCGGCTTGAAGTTGACGTATTTAATGAGTTTGGAATATTCCTCAATCTTTTCGCGGATGGGTTCCAGAACCTCCGTGGGAATATTCAGTTCCGCACCGGTGACAGCGCGGGATTCACCCTTGCCAAGTGCGCGAATGTCACTCAGCCATTTTTTGACATTGTCGCGTTCCACGAAAGGCGCAAGACGCTTGCGCAGTTCATATTTACGCGCAGAAGATTTTCTTTCCATGTTTTCTGCTCCTTTGTTGTTGTGGGGTTCGGGTTCGGAGGTTTCGCCGCCGGATTCACCGGAAGGGGTCTGCTTGCCGATTTCGGAAAGTTCCTTTTCAAGACGTTCGATTTCGGCTTCTGTGTCGGAAATCTTTTTGTCGATATCCGCTTCTTCCACTTCCTTTTCCAGTGCGGAAAGGTCGTTTTCGATGGCTTCCATATCTGCGTCAGGGGTTGCACCGGCATCCGCAAAACGCTTTTCAATGTC